AACGCATGGGCAGGGATGTTGTCACCCACGCCATCGGTGTCGAGGTTGGTAGTGCCGAACACAATGCTGCCCTTGGGCAGGGGTACATCCCCAATGCGATGCTCCAAGATTACAGGCAGCAGCATATTCATCACAGGTCGGCTCGCCTTACCCAACTCATCGAGCATGAGTACGACAGGCTTTGTTTGGTCACGCCCCACACCGAACCGAGTATTCGGTGCATACGATGTGGTCATGTTGTCTCGGTCGATGACAGGCATACCCAAGTCACCGAGGTCGAGGTTGGCTACATCTATGTAGCAGATATGGTAGTCAGGGAGATTCTCACGCATCACCTCAAGGATGCTTGACTTACCGATGCCGGGCTGACCACGCAGCAAGATTGTGTTGGTGGTGCCGATTGTGCAGACCATGTTGGCTGCTTGAGAGAGAGTTACATTCATGATAAAAGCCTTGTATTAAAAGTAAGGAAAGGATAAGTTATATTGATATAAGTTTAGAGTTGGTCTGTGTGGGTCACCTCCGTTGCTATTGTGTCGTACATAAATCGTTTGTATTCCTTCATGATGCGTGACCATGCACCCTTGGCATCGTCTCGCTCTACCCACCTAAGTACATTGTTCGGGTATATGCCTGACCACCTACGGTCACGCTTGGCTTTCTGCACCACGTTCACCCAGTTTTCAGCGTGGTTAGTGTCAGTCAGGTCGGGGCTATTCATGTGCCCTTCGCTCCACTCCACTTCCTCGAGGGGAGCCGTTGCGTATAACAAAGGAAACATATCCTTGAATCCCGAGGTCTTGATACCGTCCATGAATTCCTTGCTCTCAGCCTTGTTGATGCGCTTGGCTTGGAATGTCTTGGGTTTGGTCAGCAGGTTACCCAACGCATCGAATGTGATGCCATCGTAGTATGCGTACCCGTTGCATGTTGTTTGGCTGATGCCCATTACAACCTTGTTGTATATGCTGAGCCGATAGGGCAGGAACATACGGGCTGCGACTCCCAACTGGGTCTTGGTGGTCATGGAGTTCACCCACCCATTGCAATCCACGGTCAGTTTGCCATCGGGGTACACCTTGAAAATGTCGGTGTTGTGGAATCTCACAGCCATGTGGTCGCCTCGGTCGGCTACCCTGAACTGCGCCTTGCCACGCCGGTCTACTGGCGCATCGCCTTTGTATTGCCCCTTTTTGTAGGCATGGAAACGCAGGTGTTCTTTGATTTTGTCATACGCGGTCATGATTAAGTCCTTAAAAGTTATATTGATATAAGTTATAGGTTCGGTGGGAGGTCAACCTCGTCACCTAGTTTGCTTGCTACATAGCAGCGCATGGCTGCAATGAGTGGGGTTGTGCCTTTCTGCACATGGTCTCCGTCTTTGTCCTCGGCATACCAACCCACCTCGGGTTCACCTTGCTCGTTCCATTGGTACATCCACACGCCCATACCCTCTCGCTCAATAATCGGCCCACCTTGTGCCCAGTCGGTTGAGGGTTTCCACCACATGTATGCCCGGTCACTTGGTACCATGATTCCGATAACACGTCCGCTAGCATCTTTGCGGATGTCGGGTGACATCATGTATTTACCTGCCTCCCACCCTTCACACTTAGCTACTGCCCAAACAAGGGCGGCTCTTGTCAGTTCACTTGTTTTCATTTCATGTCCTCTTTGGGTTAAGTTGTTTCAACATCTCAGGGTCGGTGAAGAGCATGTAGTTGCTCTTGTTCATAGGTGCAATCGTGTGCTTGACACGCTGCGCCAGTCTCTCCCCACACTCAGCACAGGTGGGGCGTAGTGCCTTGGCTCGTTGAGGTTCTACCCGCACGGCGTAGCAGCAGGTACAGATTGGTAGGTATCGCTCATTGATGAATCTTTGGTTCATGCCACCCTCCGCAAAGTAAAGTTGTACCGTGTACCGTCAAGGCGGTAGTCCTTGGAATCACCGTTGTAGGAAACAATCCGCAGTCGCCCACCGATACCAAACACCTCCCGCACTAGGCGCAGTGCTTGGCTCCATGAGTCTGCGTGTATTTCTCGATGCCACACCTCGTTGTCGCTGAATAAAAAGTATCCGTTCATTGCACATCCTCCACTTGTCTAACATTGACAATATCCGCACTACCCAAGCCGTAAGAATTGGGGTTGTATGTCTGCCAAGCCAGTAACTCGGCTTCCTTGCGGTTCGCCGCTTCCACAAACACAATCGTCACTTCGGTACGCTCAATGGTTATTTCATACGAGTTCATAGATTTCCTTAAAAGTTATATTGATATAAGTTATATTGATATACGTTTGGTGAGACACTCACCGCAGAGGACACACTCATGTATGCCCAATGCGCTAAGCCTTCTTTTAGTGAAGGTCACATAGCGGCTACGATAGGGTTTGTCGTCCACGCATATCCCGCAGTATGCGGTTCGTGTGCCAAGCAGTCATAGGTCGTTAGGCTAGAGGACTGCGCCCAGTTAAGTAGTATCGGTCTGCTTTGCATTGTGTCCATGGGTTGTCAATCCGACACAATGTTGGGACTACACCCAACGCCATTTTTGCCAAGGGAGGCAGCCACGAAGGCATCCTATTGGTTTCTGCATTGTTGCAGCGGCGGTTTCATAAGGGGATGTGGAAAACATATATCAATATAAGTTTGATTAGAATTAACCAAACCCCCTGAGTATGGACTGTTAAAGAGCGGTGCCCCCGTGTAGGTAGGTGGTGGACTAGAGTTGAAGGCGATACCCCAACTGATTAGAGTCAGTATAGCATGTATAGAGGGGCTTGTCAAGCCCCAAACCGAAGTTATATCAGATATAAGTCTGCCCCCTTTTTGTGCTTGGCGATAATCTGATGGATGCGGATTTCGGATAGGTTGTACGCCTTGGCTACATTGGCACGGGTTTGGTGCTTCTGCAATACATGCTCCACAATCTCCGCATCTCGTTTGGCTAGGTCGGGTTTGGCATAGGCAGGTTGGGGCGTCCGTTTCACCCATGCCATCAGTGCAGCCGCAGCAGCCGTGTGCAGGTCTTTGGATTCGTGGGAGTTGGTGAGGGCGTCTGCGAAGCCGTCAGGTAGGTCGAGTGACAGTAGTTTGGTCATAGTTATATCGATATAAGTTCAGGGAGTTGTAGTATATATCATATTTGGGGGTTGTCAACTGTTACAGGTGTTACGGGGGTAAAAAGGGTGCTGTAACGCTGGAGCCCGCGCCAATGCTCATTTGTTACGGTGTTACGCATGTTACAGGGTTTTTGGGGTGTTTCCGGAAAAACACGAATGTATGAACACCAACTCAAAATATTTCGTGATACCTGCTATACCTGCGCCCAAAAACCGATATTTGGATTCGAGAGCCAAAAAGCCTGTAACACTGTAACATACACTAAAAATAAAAAAATATAATATATATACTCTCTCTAACTCATTGATTTCATTAGCTTTTTTATTTTGGATTTTGCCTTTGCTTTGTTACAGGCAAATTGTAACAGCCTGTAACACCTGTAACATGCTCACGCTCACTCACCTATGCTGACTCACCCGCTGATAGTAGTGATAGTAAATCACGGGCGCAAAAAAACCCCGCCGAAGCGGGGTGGTTGGTTAGAACTTATATCAATATAAGTTTATTCTGTAAATTCAGGGTCTATTTCTTGGATAATATCAAGCAAAGCGGCTGCGGTAGAGTGTTGCAAAGTACGCGCCATTGATAACGCTTTGCCAAGTGCATCGGCATAATTTTCGATTGTCACGGATTTTGCTTTGCCCGATTTTACTTTTGCCTTTGACTTATTTTGCACGGCAGCGGGGTCAAACGTCACTCCGTTTTCGTAGCAAAGCCAAAACGCGGATGCGTGCATATTTGCCGTTGATTGTTCAATCAATCCATCGTTTGCGAACGCGGTAAAAGTATCGGCAATATCGCGCCGGGCTTGGTTGGTTTTTTTGTTGCCCTTAAGAAATTCGGGCATCGGCACTTTCTGATTTGCTCTCATAGAATCCATGATATATTGGATTGAGTCTCGGTAAATTTCCGCGTGATTTTGCAGCGCGGTATCAAGCCCGATTGTCGCATCCGCAATGCTATTCCATGCGCTATTCAATACCGCGTTACTGAATGAAAGCGGGTTAACGCTAGCGGTAGTTGATTCTGTGAACTGTGTCATATTAAGTACTCCAAGTATCGGGGCGTTCAGTATGAGCGTTTGCCCGATGATTCGATTATAACCCGTTCCTTAGAATTAAGCAAATATATATTGATATAACTCTGACCCCACCCTACCCCGACCAAGCCTTATGGGCGAAGGGACTCCTCACCTGTATTTACACTGAGTGACGGATTAACGACCACGCTCCTAAAGCAACTTGATAACCGCTATACCCCACCCCCCTCAATTCAGCCGACCCCCCGGGTGCAAAATAAAACACACGTCCAAAAAAATTCTACTATAATCCGCCCAACTTAGGCTGCACAACTTCGCCATGTACCCTGTCTCCATAGATACTGATGTTCCCCTTGCGGAATTCGCCCCGACTTTCGAGTCCCTAGATACCAGAGTGGCTGCTGCTCTCGCCGCACTTGTAGATACCGACTCACTGCCGAACGAAATCTCTGACGAGAACATGACCACATCCCGGGCTATTTTTACCGGGCAACAACTTGCGTCTGATATAGACTTGGCCAAGCCAGAGGTCATCGCTCACCTTGGAGCGCTCCTGCAAGAATACGACCACATCGTAGTTAAGTCTGCTGCGCAGCTACGTACATATATAACCAACAAGCTCATTTTGGACTCTGCCAATGCAGACCCACGGGTTCGTCTGAAGTCACTTGAGATGCTGGGCAAGATTAGCGACGTTGGGTTGTTCACAGATAAGACCGAGATCACGATGCGCCACCGGCCGACGGAAGAGTTGGAGCAGTTGCTGCGCGAGCGCCTCACTCGGGTAGTCGAAGCAGAAGCCGCCACCCCATACCAGCCCACCCAGAAAGTTAGCTTAGATATCACAGAGGTGGTTGGCCGGTGACTACCACCCTAGAGCTAACCCCCGAGATCATCGAAAAGATCATAAAGGGCATGCCACGGCATGAAGCGGCCGAGCTCCTGATAATGTTCGACGAGTTGGAGGAGCGCAAGCGGGTGACTATGGCCCAGACGGACTTCCTTGCGTTTATAGCGGCTATTGATAAGACGTATAAGTTCGGTGTTCACCTGAAAAAGCTGGGCAATCTGCTGATGGACGTGGAGCAGAACACCAAAAACCGGATCGCCGTGAGCATGGCACCGCGTATGGGCAAGTCCCAGATGATTTCGATCTACTACCCTGCATGGTATTTAGGCAAACACCCCGATCACAAGGTCATTGTGGCCTCCCACACGGCGGATTTGGCGCTGGTGATGGCCCGAAAGGTGCGAAATCTGATTAATACGGCCGAATACAAGGCGATTTTCCCCGGAACTGCGATTGCAAGCGACGCCAAGGCCGCTGGCCAGTGGAATACGACCAAAGGAGGCGAGTATTTCTCGATTGGTGTGGGTGGTGCGCTGGCCGGACGGGGTGCTCATCTCATAATTGCCGATGATCCGCTGTCTGAGCAGGACATTAAGTCAGGAAACACCAATTCTTTGGACAATACGTACGAGTGGTTCAGCGCCGGCCTGCGTACGCGCTTGATGCCCGAGGGGAAAATCTGTGTTCTGCATACTCGGTGGCACCAGAGGGACCTGATCGGCCGGCTGCTGAAGGATTCCGCCATGAATGAAGGCGGGGACAACTACGAAGCCTTTGATTTCCCAGCTATCCTGAACGAGGGTACACCTGAAGAGAAGTCCATCTGGCCAGAACAGTGGTCATTGGAGGCACTGCAGCAAACCCGGGCGTCAATGCACCACATCATGTGGCAGTGGTTCGCTCAGTACCAACAAAACCCGACGGCATCGGAGGCTGCGATCGTCAAACGGGAGTGGATTAAGTGGTGGCCCAAGGACGACCCGCCGCCGATTAACTTCATTGTGCAGGCATACGATACGGCGCTTACTACTAAGCAGCGGTCTGACTATTCTGTGTGCCATACGTGGGGTACGTGGACGAATGAGGAGGACGGGACGGAGAACGTCATCCTGCTCAACAAGGTCAAGGGGAAGTACGAGTTCCCAGAGTTAAAGAAGATGGCCCACGAGCAGTTCGAGGAGTGGCAGCCGGACAGTGTGATCGTCGAGGCGAAGGCCAGTGGCCAGCCGCTCATTGACGAGATGCGCCGGTCAGGTATATTCGTGCAGGACTTCAGCCCGGGGAAAGGGCAGGACAAGATCGCGCGGTTGAACGCGGTGACGGACATGTTCGCCTCCGGCCATGTGTGGTTCCCTGAGAACGCTTGGGCGGCTGCCACGGTCGAGGAGATTTTGGCGTTCCCGGCCGGCGAGCACGACGACGAGGTGGATACAATGACGCTGGCCTTAATGCGTATCCGCAAGGGCGGGCTATTGCGCTTGACCACCGACCACGAGGATAATGAGTTTTTTAAGAAACCTACCCGGATGTCTTTTTACTAAGATGGCCTGAGTAACACTAGCGAGAGAACTAATATGGCAACCAATAGCATGAGCCCGTCCCTGTACCAAGCACCCATGGGTATCGACGCCGGCGCAGCCGAACCAGATTTGGAGATTGAGATCGAAGACCCGGAAGCAGTAACCATCAACGCCGGCGGCATGGAGATTGAGATTCTCCCTCAGACTGCAGAAGAGTTCGATGCGAACTTAGCCGAAGAGATGGACCAAGGCGAGTTGCAGAAGCTGGCCAGTGAGTTGATTGATTTAGTGGACACTGACATTCAGTCGCGCAAAGATTGGGTAGAGATGTATGTCAAGGGCCTCGAGGTCTTGGGCATGAACTACGAAGAGCGCACTGAACCGTGGCTAGGTGCCTGTGGTGTGTACTCCACAATCCTCACCGAAGCTGCCATCAGGTTCCAGTCAGAAACTATTACTGAGAGCTTCCCAGCACAGGGCCCCGTCAAGACTCGGATCATTGGTGAAGAGAACCCAGACACTACCGAGGCTGCTGAGCGTGTTCGTGATGACATGAACTACCAGTTGACTGAGGTGATGTTGGAGTATCGTCCAGAGCATGAGCGCATGCTGTACAGCTTGGGCTTGGCGGGATCGGCGTTCAAGAAGGTCTACTACGACCCAGCACTGGGCCGGCAGGTGTCGATGTACATCCCTGCAGAGGATATTATTATTCCTTATGGAGCGTCGAGCACTCAGACTGCGGAGCGTGTTACCCATGTGATGCGTAAGACGAAGAACGACATCCGCAAGCTGCAGGTGGCAGGGTTCTACCGCGACATTGAGTTGGCTGACCCAGAACCGATCCACACTGACGTCGAGAAGAAGAAAGCGGAAGGCCAAGGCTACACGCTGACTGACGATGAGCGCTACCAGATTCTTGAGATTCACGTTGACTACAACCTGCCCGGGTATGAGGATGACGATGAGATTGCACTGCCCTACATTATTACGATCGACCGTGGCACCTCAGAAGTATTGGCCATCCGCCGTAACTGGGAGAAGGACGACGAGCTCGAGCAGAAGCGCCAGCACTTTGTGCAATACACATACGTGCCCGGCTTCGGAGCCTACGGCCTTGGTCTGATTCACTTGATCGGTGGCTACGCCCGCGCGGGTACATCGCTGATTCGTCAGTTGGTGGACGCCGGCACATTGTCGAACTTGCCCGGTGGTATGAAGACCAAGGGTATGCGCGTCAAAGGAGATGACACTCCGATCGCACCCGGCGAGTTCCGAGATGTGGACGTTGCCTCCGGCACGATCCGCGACAACATCATGGCGCTGCCATACAAAGAGCCAAGCCAAGTCCTGTTGGCATTGCTGAACCAGATCACAGAAGAAGGTCGTCGCTTAGGCTCGATCTCCGACATGAACATCAGCGACATGGGCGCGAACGCTCCGGTAGGTACAACCCTTGCGCTGCTTGAGCGTCAGTTGAAAACCATGTCGGCCGTACAGGCGCGTGTCCACTACTCGATGAAGCAGGAGTTCAAACTCCTCAAAGAAATCATCCGTGACTACACCCCTGAAGATTACAACTACACACCTGAAGGTGGCGATCGTAAAGCGAAGCAAGCGGACTACGACCTCGTAGAAGTTATCCCTGTGTCGGACCCCAACAGTTCGACAATGGCTCAGCGGATCATGCAGTACCAAGCTGTTATCCAGTTGGCCCAGAGCGCACCGCAGATTTACAACCTCCCACATCTGCACCGCCAGATGATTGAGGTGCTCGGTGTGAAGAACGCCGACAAGTTGGTGCCTGTAGAAGATGACCAGCAGCCACGCGACCCGATCTCGGAGAACATGGCGTTCCTCAATGGCAAGCCCACGAAGGCGTTCATCTACCAAGATCACGAAGCCCACATTGCGGTACATAGCACGTTCATGCAAGACCCGATGATCGCAGCAGCGATTGGTCAGAGCCCGATGGCCGCGCAGATGCAAGCCGCCATTCAGGCGCACATTGCAGAACACCTTGGCTACGCATACCGCGTGAAGATTCAAGAACGCCTTGGCGCACCGTTGCCCACACCTGACGTGGAGCTCTCACCTGAGTTGGAGGTCCAGTTGTCTCGCGTGGTCGCACAAGCCGCGCAACAGTTGCTCACCATCAACAAGGCCCAAGCCGCACAACAGCAAGCCGCACAGCAAGCCCAAGACCCGATCCTCCAGTTGCAGATGCAGGAAGTTCAGATTAAGAAGCAGGACTCCGACACCAAAGCTCGCAAGGCTGACGCTGATATTGCACTTAATCGCGAGAAGCTGGCGCTTGATGCAGACAAGGGTGGTATGGACCCCTTGCAGATCATGCAAGAAGCTCAGCAGGCTGAACAGCAACACCAGCAGCAGCTACAGATTCAGGCTCAGCAAGCTCAACAGGCCGCGCAAGCTGCCCAACAGCAGCAGGCTATGAAGCAGCAGCAGATGGCCCAAGCCGCCCAGCAGCAGGGTCAGGCCCACGCACAGGGACTTGCCCATAAGCAGCAGCTCCATGAGCAGAAGCTGGCTACGCCGCCAAAGGAAGGAGCGTAAATGGAACAAAACGTAATGGACCTGCTGACAAAGCAGCTTAACGAAGATCGAGACATGCTAATTGCCGCCATCGCGGGCGGTAAAGTGGCAGATTTCGCGGAGTACA